TCAACGGTTATTGACGGCGGTTTACTGCCAGCGCAGCGCGCTCGACGTTCGCCGTTGTTGTCGGCGTGGTCAACGGCAGGCACAGAGGCAAGTACCGCAATGCAACGTTGGCGAGAGCAGGGGTTGCGATCTATTGACCGTGCTGAGCCGTCAAGTCTGTATTTTGCGGAGTGGTCGCCGCCGCCTGACATATCGCCTATGGACAGTCGCGCATGGGGTTGGGCTAACCCAGCGCTAGGCAAAACGCTTACCCTAAAAACGATTGAAGCTGAAAGCGAAAACCCTGACCGCGCATCATTCTTGCGCGCGTCATGCAACCTTTGGGTCGCGTCAGATAAGTCGTGGATTGCACCGGGTTTGTGGCCTGAGTTGGAATACACAGACCCGATGCCCGACGGTGGCACAGTTGCCATAGAAACGTCGCTGACCGACGACCGCTACTTTGCTACTCGAGCCGTCGTGCTTGACGATCGGCGCACCGTCGTAACAGTTGAATTTGTCTGCGACACATACGACGAAATGTTGCAACACGTCGAGCGTTTAGCCAAAAACACAACAATCAAATTTGCTATTAGCCCGTCAATAGATATTCATTGGCCGTTGGCGCTTGAGCGTCGGCGTGCGATCGTCGGCTATGGCGAGATACTTAAATTTACGCCGCGCATCAAGTCAATGATCCACGAAAAACTACTTTGGCATACAGGCGAAAACATGCTTGCCGAACACGTACAACGCGCCGTCGCAGTACGCAGTCAAAACAGCATCGCACTATCTAGCCAACGATCACCCGGGCCGATCGAGTTAGCACGCTGTTTAGTTTGGTGCGCCGCACTTGCCAGCCGACCTACAGCGACAGGTAAACCTATGATCGTTGTCGCTAATCGCTAGTATGCAAAACGGGTGGCCGTCGTTTACCTATGCTTTCTCGGTTACGTTTGCGGCGGTCACCTATACACAACGCGCAAATGGTTTGGTGGCATACTTAGGCAATGGCAATCTTTAACAGGTCAATAAAAAAAGCGGCTATTTCACCGCAGCCAACTAAAGCAGCCGCAGCCGGTGGCACGTTTTATCAAAACAACAACGCTGGCGCACAACTTGTCGGTCAATATTATTCGTACGTTGAGGGCACGGCACGTAATCGTGCAATGAGTGTGCCAACGATTAGTCGAGCGCGCGATCTTATGGCCAGCGTTATCGGTTGCATGAATTTAAAAATGTACACAGAAATGTGGAACGGTCAAGAAATAGAAAAGATGCCGTTAGCGCCGCGCACATGGTTGCGACGCATAGACCCAACCCTGCCAAATAATTTTATTATGTCATGGACATTTGACGATCTTTTCTTTTTTGGTCGCGCGTTTTGGTACATCACGTCACGCACCGCTGACGGCTACCCAGCGTCTTACACTCGACTACCTGCAGCAATGGTGCAAACACTTGATCAGGCTGGCCCAGTTTGGTTTGCGCCGTCAAAAGACATTGTGTTTAACGGTGGCGGTTTAGACCCAAACGACGTTGTGCAATTCTTGTCGCCAATTCAAGGCATTATTTACATGAGCGAAACAGCCGTTGCCACAGCGCTAAAACTTGAAGCCGCACGCTACCGCAACTCGTCGTCAGCAATCCCGGCTGGCATTTTGCGACAGACAGGTGGCGAGCCTTTAAGCGCTCAAGAGTTAGCCGATCTTGCAGCGGCCTTCAATGCGGCGCGTGAAACTAATCAGACAGCGGCGTTAAACGAGTTTGTGTCGTACACAGAAACCGCGACTAGCCCTGACAAAATGCTTTTGATTGACAGCGCTGAATTTCAAGCAATGGAAATGGCTCGACTTTGCAACATTCCGCCGTACCTTGCAGGCGTATCGGTTGGCAGTTATTCGTACCAGTCAAGCGCCGAAGCGCGCATGGATTTGTGGACATTCGGCGTACGCGCCTACGCAGATTGCATCGCTGGCACATTAAGTCAAAACAACATTTTGCCGAACGGGACGATGGTTGAATTTGACGTTGAACAATATTTGTCGGGCGAATATTCCATGGGCGACTATGACAACACAGAAACAAACGAAAGAGTAGTATCACCAACATGATCAGATTAACCCCTTCACAGATCACGGTTGATGCAGCGGCGGCAGAGGGCTTGCCGTCGCGCTCAATCTCAGGCGTGGCCGTTACATACGACGAAACAGCGACCGTCAATGACGGCACTAAGGTACGATTTTTGCAAGGGTCGTTGCCAGTCACGGGGCGCGACCCGAAACTGTTTATGCAACACGACAGCAATCAGATTGTCGGCAAAGTAGTTGAGCGTGTGGACACGCCACAGGGCATGATGTTTACGGCCAAGATCAGCGCCACTCGACTAGGCGATGAAGCACTTACCCTTGCCAATGACGGCGTTATTGACGCAGTATCGGTAGGCGTAACCCCAACAAAATTCAGTTACGACGAGGAAGGCGTAATGATCGTAGAGGCGGCCACGTGGCAAGAATTGTCGTTGGTCAGCGAGGGCGCGTTTAGCGGTGCAGTCATTACCGAGGTCGCAGCCAGCGCACCCGACGAGGTAGCCGAAGGTATCCCCGAAACCGAATTGACAAGTGCTATACAATCAGAACAACAAGAACAAAAGGACAATGACATGACCGACAAAAACGAAACAGCAGTAGTCGAGGCAGCGCAAGCAACCACAGAAAAATTGTGGGCGCAACCTGCACGTAAATTTAATTTGCCAACACCGGGCGAATACTTTGCAGCAATGCACATTGGTGGCACAACATTTGAAAACGTTGCACGCGCAACTAACGAGTTTGTTAAATCAAACCAGTCAGCGTTGCAAGCAGCGGCGGGCGATATCGCAACGACGGATACACCCGGTTTGTTGCCAATTCCAGTTCTCGGCCCGGTTTTTCAAGACCTTAACTTTATTCGCCCAGTTGTAAACGCAATTGGCGCTCGAGCCATGCCAAACAACGGTGCATCAAAAACATTTGTGCGCCCAACCATTACAACGCACACATCAGTAGCGGCGCAATCAAGTGAATTTGCTGCAGCGTCAGCAACAACAATGGTTATTGCTAGCAACAGCGTTACTAAAACAACGTTGGCTGGTCAAGTAACTTTGTCAATTCAAGACGTTGACTTTACCGACCCAGCATCGCTCAACATCATTCTTAATGACCTTGTTGGCCAATACATGTTGGCCAGCGATAACGTTGCAGCCGACGCAATCACCGCAGGCGCTACAGCGTCAGGTTCAACATGGACAGTTTCAAGCACAGACCCATCATCATTGTTTAATGCGCTTTACACAGCCGCATACAACATTTTGACTGCAACAAACTTCCTACCTGATCATTGTTTCGTTGATCCAAACGTATGGCTATACCTCGGCAAGCAGTTAGACGCTGACAAACGACCAGTATTCCCGTACGTTGGTGCAGCAGGATTGCAAGGCATGAACGCAGCAGGCACAGCAAACATCACACAAATGTCAACTTTCAATCCATTTGGTTTGACACTTGTTGCTGACAAAAACTTTGCGTCATCAACTTTGGTTGTAGCACGAGGCGAAGCAATAGAGTTCTACGAGCAAGTACGCGGTTTGATGTCAGTCGAGTTGCCGTCAACACTTGGCCGTAACTTCTCGTACGCAGGTTACGTATCAACCTTTATTGCAGACAGCACTCAGGTTCAATCAATCCTGATTGCTTAGTCGTAGGCGGCGATACCGCTTATGGCAACTTATTCAACAGCCAGCAAACAGTTACTAGATAACTACGCCTGCATATCTACGCTCGAGCCAACCGACATACAGGTTGGCGACACCGTAGTTGTAGGCGCGTTAGGCGCACCGTTTAACGGCACGTTTACCGTGTTGGCTTGTCCGCAATATCAGTACGTTGGCGTTGACGGCATCACAGGCGAGTTTAATTACAACGTCAATGTCGCAGTACCTAATCAAATTTTGTTTGCTTGCACCGGGGCTGACGTTGAATTTGTTGCGATCTTTTTAGGAAGCGTAAGTTTTACGCCCACGTGTTCGTGGGTTACGGTTGCAAATTTGGTGACATATTTAGGCGTATCCATAATTAACCCGTCTGATGATTACACGCTCGCTACGCAGGCGGTATCGGCTTCGAACCAATTTTGTAGTCGCCGACGCGCTGAGGCAGGCTACAACGACTCATTAAGCACGTCGCCTAGCGGTGACGTAACGCTCGGCACGATCATGTATGCGGCGGCGTTGTGGCGTAGTCGAGGGTCGCTAGAAAACGTGTTTGCGTCATTTGACAACATGGGTACAGCACCGCAACAGTCAATGACACCGATCGTCAAACAGTTGTTAGGTATTGACCGACCAGCGGTGGCGTAGTGCCTGCACCGTACAACGATCTATTTAACGAGGCGCTAGACGATCTAAGCGCCACGCTGACAGCCGTAACAGGGCTACGGGTAGTAAACGACCCGACAAAACTTGTGCCTAATTGTGTGTTTATTACAGCGCCAAGTTTTACGACGATCGCAGGCAACGGCAACATCGTGCGTATGGACTACCCGATTAAAATTGTTGGCAGCGGCCCAGCAGGGCTACCCGTGTTGCGTGAAATATTGCAGATCACCGCGCTAGTGCTTGGCTCAAGCGTTATTGCAATGTCGGGCAGACCCGGCACACTCGACATAGGCGGGCAAGAGTATCCGTGTTATGACGTGGCAGTTGGCTTGCAAGCGCAAACGGCTTGAGCATACACACGCATATCGTTGCGGTATGGTAAAACTATTACAGACACCTAAGGAGTAATCACAATGGCAACTAGCACTTATCTTTCAAACCCGGTCGTGCTTATCGGCGCGTCAAGCGCTGCGACTACAGACATCACCGATCAGGTATCGGCAGTAACCGTTAACTACGTTGTTGAAGCGCTTGAGGACACCGCGTTTGGCTCGACTGCACGCACTAACACCGCTGGCTTGCAATCAAACAGCGCCACGTTGACTTTGTATGCGTCATTTGCATCGGCTGAGAGTTACGCAATTCTTGCGCCACTTGTCGGCACAAAGTGCTACATCAAAGTAACCCCAGCGTCAG